AAAGAGAAGATCGCCTTCATCGTCCACGCCCATAAACGCATACTGCGGTAAAGCGTAGACAATGTAAGTTCCGTTGAAAGTTGCATCAACATTTGTGATGACAACGCTCGCGCCAACTTCAATCTCGGCTTCTGTAAGAAGTTGTAAGACCGCGTAGTTGTCGGTGAGCTGTTTATGTGTGACCGTGTAGGCGGCCATAAAAGCCTCCTATCGGCTGATTAGAAAGTCGCTTTGACGAACTTGGAAGCGTCAATCATCAAGGTTGCAAGATACCCTCTGAAGGCGATAGTCCTAGAAAGAGTAGAAGGTACATCAATACTGATTGCGCCCTTTTGCTGCTCGAAGATCTCGTAGCCCGAAGCATCGCCAACGATGACGGTGTCTGTTGCAAAGTTGCGATCAACTACTACTTGAAGACCGAAGGCGACGCCGTTTGGCTGTCCCGGTAGCAAGTTACCAAATGCGTTCATTGGGCCCACTGCTGGGAACAACGGACGATCGGCTGTGTCGGTCAAGCCGAGCAAGTAGCCCCACATGTTTGGCGATACAAACAAGTGTGTAGGCAAGTTGCCATTCGAGCCTGAAAGGATTGTTTGTGCAGCTGATCCAACGAATGCGCTCCACTGTGCTGGGTTTGTTGCATCGTTTCCAAATGCGGCCGTGACCGATGCGCCTGCAACGAGGTTGTCTGCTGCAACATTGTCTGTTGCGTTTGCGTAGATACGACCCATGTCGTCAAGTACAAGACCGATGATCTCTGGTGTACTCCAGTCGATTGATTGTTCGGACAAGGTCACATATCCACCGTAGGTACCTTTTGTGACTTGGTTGTCTGTCACCACAAAAGTTCCTTGTTGAAGTGCTGCGTTTTCTGATGATTGCACTGCCATTGAAGTATGCGTTGTCACTTCTGGTCGGATGAAAACTTTTCCGCCTTGTGGCATTGCTTTCGCGCCTACAGCATCAATGACTGGACGACGACCGATGAAGTTGTTGTAGACAGGTTGAACGATTGGAAGTGGAAGTACGCCGGGAATGTCGGTTGTGATGACATTCGGTGCAGCTGCTTCGATCCCTGCGCGCATCTCTGCGAACTTATCAGGATTCGTTACGAATGCCGAAATGTATTCGGCTGGTGTTGGCATGTGGAACTCACGCTTCGCGGTAGCGAAAATTGTTTGAGTTGCCTTTGATGCTTCAATGACTGCTGGGGCTTCGACTGTTTCGTTCATGGTTTCTGTCTCCTGTTGAGGTGCTTCTTGAATAGTAGTAACTTCTTCTTCTTCGGGTGTGGATGCTGCGACTTGCTGGATCGGTGCGTCAAAGGCTCCTCGAGCGACAAGGGATAATTCGCTCCAAGATGCCGAGGTGACGATCATCGTTCCTTCTTTGTCGTACTTGAACTTGATTGGCTCTACGCCAACTGACACTTCTGGAAGTGCCCCGTCAGCTGCAAGGACTAGGGCTTCGTCTCCGTCGCGAGTGTTAGATACTTTGGCTACGAAGAGCATGCCTTCAGGCGTTTCTAAACGCTCGGTAACTGTGCCGATGACCTTGCTTGAATCGTGGTACATCTGAAGAGTCGGTGCGCGTCCGTCCACTGGCAAAGACCCCGGGGCAAAGGCCACCATAGTTCCGTCGCTCACTTTGGCTGGAGTGTTATATCTGACCGCAATACCCGAGATGGTGCGGCGTGGTGCTTCGCCTTCGGCAGCGTCAATCGTGAAAGATTCTGTAGTAAGTCTGATCATGTTTGGATCCTAGTTTTCTATAAGTGCGTCTTGAGGGATATCGGTTTCGTTCATTCGGTCGTCTGGCATGTCGCCGCCCATGTAAGCCTCTGCTAAGAAGTCGTCTGTGTCAAAGCAAACATAGGTTCCGCGTGGAAGCACATTGTCGGATGAAAGTGTTTCGGTAATGCAATCGGCAAGAGCTTTGCAAGCGTAAGTCCAAAGATCGATCCGTGATTGCTGGGATGACTGGTACGAGTAAGCACCAATGGAGACCGAAAGCAAGTAGGACGGTACGCCAAGGATGCGTCCAAGATCGCGCGCCGAATAATCTGCGGACTCAATCATGAGCATCTTGTCAGGTGTTGCCTGCGTTGGCACATACTCGAGGAACTCATTGAGCGCGGCAGTGTTATTGCCAGAAGTGCGCGCAAGGTTGAATTGTGCTGCCAAGTCCGAGAGCTCCTGCGCTGATAGCGGTTCTCCGCCAGTCTGCTTCAGATAGCCCGAAGGTAGTACCGACTGGGACGCTCGAAGCCGTGACTCTTCTACGCGGAGTGCGATCTCTACAGCGCGCGCCCCAGTCGAGTTCAATGATTGCATTGGTGAGATGAATTGCACAAGATCGCGCGGATCTAGCGTGATGCCGTTGAAAACAACTTGCTTAGATGGGCCGAAGAAGCACTCGCCTTGCTGATCAAGTGTTTGCACCATCGCCGCAGGTAGACGAGTGAACGATGCTGGGTATCCGTCAGCGGTACGAGTTTCTATCATCCAGAAGGCTCTGCCTTCAAAAATTAAATCATCAATCGTCCATGAGATGATGAACTGGTTTGGGACGGACTGGTCAATTCGTGACAGCCATGATCGCGGAGCAAGAGGAACTTCTTCCATTTCTTCGCCGTTCCACATTTCGCGGTACATCTCCAACTTCATTCCCGAGATCGTGTCGCAGATTAAGTCTCTACCGCGCACGATCACAGGCAAGGTCATTGCACGGGCTCTCCGCTGACCCTGTTGCCACGATACAAACGAGCGCAAAGGAGAATAGGAAGATGCGCCGACTGCCGCTTTGACAGACGGTTCTACGGACGCAGTGATTTCACGGGATTTTGAGAAGATAGCCATAACACATGATGACACATATCGAGCGGATCATGGTGGCACTCGCCCAGTCAGTTGCGGTATCCCGACGACAGGCAAGCAAGCGGACGAGTGCCGAGATGATGCTAGTTGGCGATCAATATCATTGAAGGCTTTTGAGAGTTGCCCGGTCTTGCAGCTGCCGCCGCTCCCCAGATCATCGTCCGACACAACTCAATCGGCCCAGCCGACTTCTGCGACGACACCGCGATTGAGCCTTGAGTCCTCACCATCACCGCTCGACAAACATGCTCGGCAAGCATCGCTTCGCCAGTGTGCACAAGCCGACCTTCGCTAATCATATTTCTTACGATGGGGGTGTACTGAAGAATCTCTTTGTAGCCCATGACAACGCGCCGACGCTCAAAGATCGGTGGACAGTGTGCGTCAATTGTTGGCGAGAAGATGAACTTGATTGCAGGGTCAGCGGCGAGAGCTGCAACATGCGCCCATAATTCTTTAGCAGTCTCGGCAGTAAAGGCAACCGATACACAAGTCCGACCGTCGCCAAGAGCGACCGACTTTGTTGCGAAGTAGCGCGACTCGTCCATAGATGCTTCTACCGAGATCACGCCGCCAGAAGGGATCTGTCCGTCGTACTCGAGGTCAGGCCATAGGTGGGTCTGAATCCATGACTGGGTGCTGGCGATCCACATGTTGCAACTGCTTCTTAAGAAGTTTGCACGGTCTGGATCTTGTGACTCGGCGCGCAAAGTCTCTATGCGAAGAGTGTGTCCGATCGCAGGGTTTGCCCAGAGCCACGATGATTCCTGCATCGGATCAAGTGCCGGGGGGATAGACCATTCTGCAAAGTAGAAGTTAGAAGGTTGCTTCTTGTCAATAAGTCGCAGCGCGTTCTCTCTGAATCTGATAAAGGCGGCGCTCGATTCGGTGCCAGCGGTGCTCGCCATCAACAGCAAAGGAGATCGGCGTGCGCGTTGGGTCGGCATCAATCCTGCCATTGCCAGTTCCGAGACATCGAACAGCTCGTCTACTATTGCTAAATCTACCGACATGCCGTGACCGACTGAAGGGTTCGCGGCGCGTACCATCCAGCGCGATCCGTCTGGCATCGTCGCAGAGTTCCGTCCAAAGGTCTTATATATTTTTGCGCCAAAGCGATCCTCAAGAAGTGGTGCAAGTTCCTCAAAGAGCATTGTTGAAAGTGACAAAGTGTGAGCAGTAGACAAGACCGTTTGTTTAGTGCCACGGATCTTTGGCATCTCAAGCAACCAAAACAGAATGACGCATTGCAACAATACGGACTTGCCACACTGACGAGCCACCGATAGCAAGCCAGATCGGTGAACAAGATCATCTTGCCCATCTGGAGAATGGCTGAAAGATAAAAGGTTCTCAAGATAATGGACTTGCCAAGGCATGAGCTCTATGCCGAGATGCTCCAAGGCTATGTCCCCCACAAGGCCAGCCCACGATCCGTCGCAGTCTGGCACGATCGTCTCGAGTCTCGGCTGGTCGTGGTTGATCTTGGCTGGTTCAGGCTGGTCAGGGCTGATCGGGAGACACGATTGGATGGGGCTCGGGGGCGTTTCTATCTTGTATAAAAAACCGTTATTCCTGTTTTGTATTCGCATCGCTGTTTTTTTGTTTACTTGTATTGCTCCGCGCCTGCTATTGCAAGGCTTGCATGCTGGCACATATCCCTCGTCTATTGTTCCACCTTCATCAGTTGGAACTAGGTGATCTAACTCCGTTGCCTTGGCGCGCTTGCACCAATGGCATGTTGGTTCGTCTCGGAGTAGTTCGGCTCTTGCTGCTTTGTAGCGTTTGGTGTCGTACTCTGTTTGTTCGCGTGCCATGGTTCTACTGATTACTAGCGCGGCGCAAGCGCCTTGCTCTCGAGTTGTTGTGAGTGTGTTGCATGTCGGGCTCGTCTCAGTTGGGTTTGTTTCTGGTATGTCATCTGTAAGCGTAACTCAAGACAGACCCCTGAAGAGCCCCCCGTCCGTTGCCATCACTGGACTCCCTATTCAATTCCTTTACTCACTGCGCTTCGACGCTTTGCCAATCCTTTTCGTGTTGCAAGTTTTGGACGCGCCGATCT